CCTTATCGTACTCGTGACCAATATTTTTATCCTGGCCAGCTTTTAGAGCTGAGTCAATTAGATATCTGATGTCGTCATATTGTCCTTTCTCTAATAATTCAACAGAGGATAATAATGCTTTCTTCAGTTGTTGGTTCTTACAGAAGTTAGCAAACTCCTGTTCAATAAACTCTCTATCTTCATTAGATGTCTTGTAAGCTTCTTTAAGCTGTTCAATAACAGATATCTTTAATACCTCATTATCAATCTTCTTAACTTCTACTTGTAGTGCATCTAAGGTCGGAGTTGCATGATACTTGTAATGATACTTTAAGGTTTCTTCTACAATCCACTTATGTGCTGGGTTATCAAAATAATCTGATTCCAATACATCGTGAATACCTTGTAAAAATTCTCTATGTTTAAGTAGACTAGATAAAACTTTTATCTGAAAGCCGAGTCCGTAGCTTTGTAATTGATTTAATACTGCCATACTTTTGTTGTTATTAATTTGAACATAATTGTTTTTCTCTAATCTTCCAACTTAAAATCTTTTAATTTACTAAAAGTTTCAGTCAACCAGATATGTGGAGTTCTTAAACTACCTTCTACCTGGTCTTCTTGACATAATTTTAGAAATTTAGTAGGATCGTAAGTATCTCTCGGGTTCAACAACATACCATCTAATAATGTCTTATTCTGTTCTGGTATGTTCGGTTCCATTAAGTTCATCAACTGTTCGTTGATTACTAACTGGTGTCTATAATTGTAAACGTCTGTGTACTTGCCTGGTAAGGTTGATGCTTTGTCTAGTAGCTCTTTGAGTACTACCTTTTCATCCCCTTTCAGTTCAGGAAACAGCTTTACTAATGTTTTTAATCCAATCCCTCTAACTCCTGGTACGTTATCTCCTTTATCTCCTACAATCACTTTATGTGTTAGGAAATTATGAGAAGGTATGCCGTACTCCTTCATTACCGTTTCGGGATAGTAGATTGTTTTCTTTATTGGTGAAAACACTGATACTCTATCGGATACTAATTGTAGGTAATCCTGATCTGTTGATAGTATCGTAACCTTTTCAGGAAATTGGTTAGCTAAGTATCCTATTACATCATCTGCTTCTATCTTATCAATAGAAACAAGATCCACAGGAAGACATTTTAGATAATCTATTAACCGTATAATCTGATTTGTAATTGCTTCCGACTCTTCTTCTTGGGTTTCGAAGGCTTCCCAATTTGTTATCTTCGTAATATGTCTGTTTGCTTTGTACTCAGGATAGAGGTATCTCTTGTTAGTTGATCCTCCTTGTCCGTCAAATACCAATACAACTCTTGTAGGTTCTAAATGCCTTATAACTGATCCAATAGATTTTAGATAGCCTACTAACCCGCCTATATGAGCGCCGGTTGGATTTAGATGATGTATTGCTACAAAGCTACGAAGGAATGTATTTAAAGAGTCAACTAGTAGAACATGGCTGTTCTTATGTTGCACTACCTCTTTCTGGTTCTCGATTGTTTCGAATATCTTCCTGTAATCGTTGTTCATTTAGTTTTTCTTTCTTCTGCTTTGCAATAGGGTTTGCTAATCTCTCTGTAATACGCTCTGTTATTATTCGAATATCTCGCTCTGTTGGAGTATAATCATTCATTAACTCAGGAGGTACACCGTCCCAGGAACTTTCATAATTCTGCACATTAAAACCTCTGGCTCTGCACTCAGTATACAATTCAATGTATCTCTTTTTTAAATAACCTAACTTATCGTAGAAAAACGATACGTGTCCCTTACCTAGAGTAAATTCCTTTGGAGCTGTCTTGAGATTATATCTACCTCTTGAGACTACGTTTGGTATACGTTTAAGCTCTCTATGCTCAGCCATTAAATGCTTGTCTGTCAGTAACTTGACGGCGTAACCTGAATTAATTCTTGTCATAACTTATTTTATTTGTCCTCTAAAGGTACGAAACTTATTCCGTTTCCGAAGCGTCGAATATATCTCTATTATCCTCATCAGTCTCAATAATAACATCAAAATCTGATGCTCCTAGTGTTTTCAACCAGTCTTTAGAGTGCTCCTTCTTATATTTATCAATAGCTTGTTTAGTGTCATCAATAAATCCATGAGCAGTCATTATAACTTTACTGGTAGACGTAACATCATTGACGTGATTCTTATCGCAACTAATCTTAGTCCTCTTTGCGAATTCTACTTCTTTACCATTTTTAGTTGCCTTAATTTTATTAGTACCCGAGTTTGATACGTTACCAAATGTAATAATTAAGGACGAATCGAAGTACATTGTATCACCACCCTTGTTCTTCATCTTTGGTTGACTCATAATAGTCTCTGCTTTCGCAACCCAAATCTTATTAACTGCAACCATTGTATTTGTATACGGTTGACTCTCTTTACGTGATAATACAATCTTCTGATTGATAAAGTTACCAAACTGCTGAGACATTGCTCCTGCATTCCACTCATTGTTATTCTTATTGGATTCAATTGATAGACGGCATGGAATAGATCCAACCGAATCCCAGAAGAAGCATAAGTCGTAAGGTAGATTACCTCTCTTCTGCTCATCTAATAAATCAGCTATGAATGCCGCTACGTCTTCAATTGTATTTAATCTTTCTCTATCTACGTAGATAAAAAACCCTTTGTAATCCGAAACCACTCCATCACTATCTGCTACCTCCTCAAATTGTAGTCCCATTTGCTTCGCATGTTCCCAATTCCACTTCATCTCAGTGATAATAAGAACAGGTAAGATACCTGCCTTCTGAGCGCTTACTGCAGCTTCTAAAAGAGCGGTTGTCTTACCTGTATCTGAATGTCCTCTAAGTAGAGTAATGTGGCCAATTGGAACGCCTGGAATTGATAAGCAATCTTGGAAGGCTTGTGACAAAGGGATCCACTTTTGCTCCTTCATTTTAATTGAAGTGCTAGAGAGGTTTTTTGACCTGATAAAATTATCTAGATTAAATGATCCATTTATTGCTCCTGACAAGTTCGCATTAAGCGAGCCCGAAGGAGACGATTTGCCTTTTGCCATGTTTACTTTTTGAGGTTAAATAATTCGTCGAACTCATCATCCACATTGCTCTTTTTTGTATTGAGAGCATATGCTGGCTTAGCTTCTACTACAGGAGCTACTGGAGCTACTGGTTCGTCTGCTGCTGCTTCTGGATTCAACCACTCAAGTAATGACTCTTTCATTTCTTCATAAGAATACTTCTTGAAGATTGTCATTGCATCGGGTTGTTCGTTCAACCATTTTTTAACATCATTAGCACTTTCTGATAGTGGAGTCGTTTTAGTACGAACACGTACTTTAGATTGGTTAAAGCCAGTACCGTTAGTTGCTGCATCAGTTGTTTCTACTGTGATGTCACGACCTTGAATAGGATCTGTGTAATCACCAACATCTGGATCGTCAGCAATGCTTAACAATTCTGTATACACTTGTTTACCAAATTCCCACAAGCGAACACCTTTTTCTTCTTCACCACGTACAATTACTGGTGCGAATACACGTGTCTTTGCTTCTAGCTTTTTAGCTAACTGCCAGTTTTCTTTATCACTGGACTGTCTTAGTTGCTTTGCAAATTCAACAATCGGATCTTTCTCTCCGAAGTTTTCCAAAGAAATCATCGTACGGTTACCAATACCGTAGTGTACGCGAACTTCCTTGAAAGGATTTGATTTGTCAAGAACTGATGGAACAATACGTACAGAGTGTTTACCTACTGTAGGTTTCCATAAAATCAACGACATGTCTCTCTTTTGACCGCCGCCCTGCCTTTGTGTTTGTAAAGCAGTTAGTTTAGACTTAATTGCATTAAGGTCCATACCCATAACTTATAGTTTTTAATTTAAAAAATTACTTATCTAAATGAACATACGAAGAGAAATTCAATCTAGCAACTTATAATGTTACTATTTTGAAAATTTTTGTAGAAAGTTTCCTAAGTCCGTCACCCTGTGTGAGTAAGACAGTGTTCTTGTAGTTTTGCCAGTCAATCCTAAAGGTAGTATCTAGTACTCCTTCGTTCAATGACTTAATTAGCAAATTCAGGCTGTTGATTGTATACAGCGTGTTAGTTTCCTTTTTTCTATGTAGAAGGATTGTATTTGGAAGAATCATTGTGCTACTCTTTTCAACCTCAATGTTGTAGGTGCATAAATACTCGTCGGATTCATCTGATTCCAAAACGAAGATTTTACCGTACATAATCACATATTCGCTTGTGATCGTATTTAGTGTTTCTTCTAATTTATTCTTAGCCGAGAACGTGCAAAATAACTTGTTCTTCAATTGTTCTTGTGTTAATTCTATATAATCCATAATAAATAGTTGAATTAATGACTAAAATCGTAATTATTACCTATTTGGGCTTTAACTACGTAGTTATCCTCTTCTAAAATTGCTTTTATTTGATCTAATGCCTCTCTACCATCGCTCTTTGCAAAATCTATTAGAATTGAATCATATACGACCAATATCACTTTACTAGCCTTGTTTTGCAGGAATTCTTTGAGTTTTATTAGTTTTTTAATATTGTTAACGGTTTCTAAACACTGTATATAGTAATTAAATAATTTTTGGGGATTTGGCTTATCTTGTATTAGTTTTCTACCGTTCGGTAACACGACGTAGCCATTCTCCTGATATCCTACCCACATCTGCTCTATAAACTCAGCCGTTTCTTTAAATAAGGTAATATGCTTGTAATCTTCCTCAATTCCGTTATAAATCTGTCTAAATGTAATCTTCTTAGATTCTTGATATTCTTCTGGTGTGAGTTCATCTTTACTGAAATACTCCTTGCCTAATGTAACGTGTATTGATTCATTGGTTGCTATTGGAATGTTTAGCATATTGGCTATAAGTCTTAAATGATATCCATCAAAGTCAAACTCAACAAATACATCATTTTCTGGAATGAATGCTGTTCTTGAATTATTATCTTTTGTAAAAGCTAGGAAGTTAATGCCGTTAAATGCATTGGTTGGTCTTGATGTGATATTATATAAATTATACTTTGTATAGATCTTGCTGCCTTTTATTGATCTTGCCTTCCAGGTCGGTTCAAAGTATTTATCGAAGAGTTTCTCGTTTATTGTAATTCCTTGTTCTTCAACCCACTTATATCCTTCCGTATAGGCATTTTGCCACGGTAAATTCAGCTCCTTTCCTATATACGGTAAGACTAGCTCAAACATACACTCACACCTCTGATAATGCTTAGAAATAGGTACTAGCGTATTAACATCTTCTAAGTACTTAAACTTATTGTAAAAGTCGTTATGTACATTTGTTTGACACTCTACGTTATTTGGTATTGTGCCGTCTGTATCTAAAATTGTAAAATAAAGATCAATAGTGTTTTCAGGTAGTGCTAAGAAGTATGAATGCCACTTTTTATCCAGTAAGTAAATTGTAGACTGCTTTTGTAAGAATAATTGTATGTCTTCAATTGTAACAGAAAAACCCTCTTCGTGGTTTATTGGTACAATGTAACCTTTTTCAAAATCGTTATAATAAAGAACACAAGGTGTTGTAAGTTTGGGATGGTTATCCTCTGATAAGGAAACTAGATCGATGAAGCACTTCTCGGTCTTGGGAAGACCCTCTAGTTGTTCCTTCGTTTCAACAATGAAATACGCCATACTTTATAACCTTTATTT